CCTGCAACAACACTAGATGAATGAGCCGTAATTGCATAAGGGAAACCAGACCCTACAACGTCTTGTATTTCAATACGTCCACCATATGCCCCAATAATCCCCGACGTTTTAGCCGTGTTTACTTCACAATCAATCATACGGACATTAGATCCATTAGCGTAAACCGCATAATCGTAATTTACATCCCCGAAAAATACACTATTTCTGGTTTCAACATAATTAGTATGAAAACAATCAAATGTAGGATTGTTGACACCCGCTCCATTGCAAATGATATCGTCAATTCGAACATTAACCATACATGTATTAATTTTAATACGTCCATTCATGTAAGCGTGTTTTAAATCGTGCTTTTTTCCTCCTGCAACTTCTGGATATTCCCCCTGCCTTGCACTATCGAAAATGGTATACCATCTACCAGTACCCCCATCTTCGCTCACTTGAACTTTTGTTTTATAATATGTTCGTCCATCTATCCAATAATGGAAAACGTCAATTTCTTTTAGATCATATAAACCACCTAAATAAACATCTAAAATAGTGGCACCTACAAAGCTTGTCATTGCGTACATATTGTAGGTAATATCCCCATCGCTTGCTCGACCAAGATTGACCCCATCTGTTGCGGTAATATCGGACATTGTATCTGATCTAAAAATTTTCATTCTTTCTGGATAAGTAGTCCCGCCTGCATGAACAATCCCACTATCACTAGCTTTTATTCCCCGTACTTCTACCCAATGCTTACCACCATTTGCGGTGCTTCCATCGATCCAATCACGAATATATCTTGTTTTGGCTCCAACGTCCCATAGTTCAATATAGATATATCCATGACCTATAAATCCCTCTATAAGTATGTCGGTATCATCTAAAAGCGTTGGCAAGACATAAATATAAACATTAACGTCAATATAGACAGGCAAAGCATTAATACAAGATTGTACGGTCTTTCTTGGTTCCGCTTCTGTCCCTATGTTATTGTCGTCACCGTCTATAGGATCTACATAAAATACAATGTCTGACCCACGTCTATTATTAGGTAAAATTTGACCTGTTGTTTTTGTTACAATGTTTGTCCCGTTAACATTTGTTAATTCTCCAATGGAAAGCTTATCAAAGCCCCCGTCATTTCCGTTTAAGCTAACAACTATCGGTCGTCCGTCCGCTTCCATTTCTGATCCATACACGACTAAGGTTCCATTTTCATAAATCGGCTTACCGTCTGGATCATATGCGATTATTTCACCGCCAAGGGTTAAGGTTCCACCTTTGGCACGTTCAAAGCGAATAAAGCCTGTTTGTACCAAGTCGGCTAAAAATCCTTCACCTGTACCAAATGAACTCCAATTATATTCCCCTGTTATTGCGTCCTTTTCATCGGCAAGGGCTAACATTCCCCCGAGCAATCTAAGGGCTTTTGTTTTATCGGCACTTTCGATCAAAATTCCGTTTTCTTCTGTAATTGTGACCGTGCCACTTCCTGCAATAAGCTCATTTTTAAGAGCGTTTATTTCACCTTCTAGCCAACTTGTGGGAATGTTCGCCCCTTCTTCTAAAATACTTTCTGGCAATGGTGGCGTTTTGATCGCTTCAAATTGAGCTTCTAAACTAAGATTTCTTTTTAATTCTTGTATGCTTAATAATTGATGAAAATCTCCAAATGTTAAATCTGAATTGCTTTCATCTATTAGATCGCTTTCCCTTTCAATGGCTCTAGCTTGTAAAGAGATTCCCAAGTCTTTATCAATAATTATTGTTTCGTCGCCAATTCTTGTTTTTAATTGGCTCAATCCTAAAATCTCACCTAATGCAATTTCTTTTACTTCGTATGTTATTTGTGGGGTTGTATAGCTTGGTAATTGATTGTAAGTATCTAAAAGTAAATCAACGGGGTTATCAATACTTGTATTTTCATAAATGCCATAACGATGTTCTCTTAATCCTGTCGTTGGATTATAACGCCCCCATAATAAACGGGCTTGATCGTCACCAATCCATTTTTGACCCTTTGGCTTATTAAATTCTTGAGAGCCTTTTGTTTCCGTTGCCGTAAAATCGGTTAATTCTTGGGTCTGGATCATAAGCCCTGTTGCTTCTATCCAATCATTTATTTCAACGTCCCTTGCTTTAGCTTCAATAATTGCTAATATTGCTCCTGTCGGTGCCGTGTGTCTTGCGTCCAATCTATACCACGTATTAGAATCTGCGGTAACGCTTGTCAATGTGGGGCTTGATATCTTTTTACCTTTGCCGTCATACCAAGTTATTTGTAATTGCAAAGTAGCACTTGATTTATTTGTTCTGGCATAAAAAGAAAATGTATATGCCGTTCCTGCGGTTACTCTGGTTTTACTTGCAAAGTTATTTATATAAATATAGTCGCTTGCTTTAATCAATTGTGTTGCTCTTAATGATTTACTGACACCTGTTACACTCGGGGGAATATTTGCCGTTATGCTTGCTTTTGTTCCTCCTTCAAATGTCCCTGTTCTAAGATCGCTTGTTTTAGTAGGATTCGCTTGCCAACTAGCTAAAAGGTTTTTTGCTTCAATTTTGACTATAGTTGACCAATCCAAAGCCCCAAAATCTATATACCGCTTTGATTCTTCTTCTAATTCTTCCGTTTCGCTTAAATCGGTTTCGCTTGCGCTTTGGGTTTCGATTTCTTTACCTTTACCATACAAAGCCGTTTTCACATGATCGGCATTAATGGTTCTGGTAATGCTTTCGATGTTATGTCCATATTCTAATCGTTTGCCTATGTCGGTTCCTCTTTTTAATTCAATGTGCATAAGACGCTTAAATATGGTTGTCCCGCTCAATTCGATCTCAAAGGATATTTCTACACCCCAACGATTTAAAAACGTTTCTATGACCTCTCTACGGTTTTTTAAGCGTACTGTTAAATCATGAACATCTATCGTTGCTTCTAATGTCCCAATTTCCCACTTTGAACCAAGCATAATCGCCTCAAATGCAACCACCGAATTTTTACGATCAATAAATAATTCTTCTATAATTTCGTCGGCTAGTTCAATGCTTGCATGATCACAAAAAATACGCTTATTAAATTCATTTTCATGACTATCTTCTATTTCTTGAATAATAAATAATTGGTCTTTTCCGTCCACGTCTTCGACAACCACAAAATATTTTTCTTTAATATATTGTAAATCCTCATGTAAATTAGGTATTTCAAACTCAAGGGTAAAAGCCCCGTTAAGAGCTTCATTAATCTTACATACTTCAACGGGGCATGAATTAGCATCTTTATTTTCAAGTGTTGCAACTAATTTTTCTTCCATGTTAAAAATCATTAATTTGACTTGTTTCAAAGTGACACCCCTTAATAATAACGTTCTGTAAATATCAACCTTGCGCTCATTGGTGCGCTTGTGGCAGGGCTGACATTGGTTTCCATTAGTAAAGTATTATTGCCTTTGACCAATGGGAAATAGTCACTAGAAAGGTCTAAAATGTTGTCCCTTCGTGTTCCGTTTGCATCGTCGTAAACTTTATTTAGTGCCGTGTCCACTATGACTACTTTCCAAGCGTCCAAAACACCGCCTATATTGTGTAATAAGACAAATTTACCCGTTGTCTGATTTGTGAACTTAACCCATGTTATAGCTCCTGTTGGTACTACTCTAATTTTTGGGTAAGTCGGTGCCGTTCCTGTATTGTTAAAAACGGTTGTGGCTCCAACGCTTGGTGAAGTAAATAAAATCGATTGCTCAATACTTCGATATTTGAAAGGATCGGCACATAGAAAAGTTAGGGTTACTTCTCCCATTCCTAACATATCTTCTATGTTTGTATCACCTATTAATTTCCCATAGTAAATTCGGGTCGGTTCATCCGAAAAAATAATTTTTTTGTCGTCTTCTGTATATAGCCAAGGTATAACAATGCTTTCAACAAAGCTTCTTAAATCTACATTGTCTTGTCTCATTAAGGTTACATCTACTTCAATTTGTCGCACTTCTAAATATGACTTTTGAGCGATTCCCCCACCTTTTCCTCTAATCGTTTTCACGTCACTAGCAATGGGGGCTATTAATTGCCGTCTTATAGCATTGGTTTTAAAAACCCCGTCGCTACTTGCTCCATTAAATGAAAAAGTCCTCATATCGGATTAACCCCCCTTGCTCTGGATGTTCGTCTATTGATTTTCCCTAATGCTTGATCAACTTTTGGTGCTATTGCTCGGGCTATTTCCCGCCCATCTAAATAAAGAGGTATTTCTAATCGTGTTTCACTTGAATTCAATCCGTCATTTCCTAAAAATTTCGCTATTGCTTGGGCTAGTGGAAACATATGTCTTCCTTCAAGTGGCATGATTGCCTCTCTACCCGCTTCCCCAGCAAAATGCATGTTTCCTCCTGCCATTCCAAGCATTGTTGCACCATTTAATAAGGCACCTTTAGCATGAAATTTAAATCCTGTTGGATAAGTAAATGTTTTACCCATTATGGTTTTGCTTGCCGTTGTTAAGGAGATTTTAGGCATTTTAGGTAAGGATGGTTTAGGGATTTTTAACTTTAAGCCACTAAAAAAGCCCTTTATTTTTTCAATCCAACTTTTGATTTTGTTATAAGCCGTTTCAATCGGATTTAACATTGCGGTTTTCGCATTATTAAAAGCCGTACTCGCACTTGATTTAATTCCGTTGAATTTTTCTTTTGCATTTGAATACATTTTTGTAAAAAATCCTGTCAATTTGGTTGTTGTTTTGTTCCAACTGTCACCTATTGCCCTTCCTGCTCCCGTGACAGTTGTTGTAATTCCTTTCCAGACGCTACTTCCAACGCTTTTTATGGCTTTCCATGATTTTGTAAGAAAGGCAGACACTTTGTCCCAATTTTTCCATAAAAGAATAATTGCAACGACTAAAGCACCGATCAAAAGAGCTATCCAAGTAATAGGATTGGCAAGTAATGCCGTATTAAAGCCCCATTGTGCTAATGTAGCTCCCACGGTTCCCGCTCTATATGCAATCATGAGCGCATTAAATAATTGAAAGGCTTTTACTATATTCGTAATAACATGAAAGGCAACAAATGCGCTTGTTATTCCTGCAAGTGCCGTCACAATCGTTTGCCAATTATTAAAGATCCATTTAAAGGCGTTTGTAATCCCATTTAAGACATTAACAACGGTTTGTGCGGTTGCGTCTGGTAAGAATGTAGCTAATGCCTCTTTCAAGCTCCCGCCTTCTTGGAATACTGTCACCATATCTCCGACAACGGTATTAATTCGCTCCAAAAATCCTTTAGCTTTTTCGAACAATTGTTCTGTTAAAATACCCGCTAACATTTTAGCACCATCGGATAATGAGGAAATCATGCCATTGAATGTTTTGCTTTGTGCCTCACTTGCTCCTTTTACCCCGCCCGCTATTTTGTCAAAGGCTTGTAAATAAATTTCACTTGTTATTTTTCCTTCACTAGCCATTTTTTTAGCCTCTGCCGTTGTAATACCAAGATTAGAGGCAATGGTTTTCATGATCGGAACGCCTTTATCTTCTAAAATGTTCAAGTCTTCCGTGTAGGCAACCCCTGCATTTCGTACTTGAGACATCTGTCTAGCCATTTCTTTTGCTTCATGTGCAGGAATAGCAAAGGCGCTTGAAACGTCTGACACTTTCATGAGTTCGTCAAACATTGCCTTTCCTTCAAGCCCTGCATTGTGCATATATTTAGCCATTGCGTCAACATGTTCCGTTTCAAATGGTGTTGCCTTCGCAAATTCGGCAATGCCTTTCATTTGTTCTTGAGCTTTTTCACTTGAGCCAAGTAAAGTTGTCCAAGCCACTTCCGATTGTTCTTGCATGGCATTGTAGGAAATACCTAATTTTGCAACGGCTCCACCAAGTACCCCCATTGAGGCACCGACACCAATGAGGGCACCCCCTGCCATTTTTAAGCCCGTACCAAGGCTATGAAAATTCATTCCCGATTCTTCGACGGCACTATTTATATTTTTTAAAACACCTTTGACCTTCTCCCCGCCTTTCAAGGAGATAGAGCCTATCAGTTTAAATGCTTCAATCATTCTTGTTGTCTCGCCCCTTTCTAAACTTTTCTAAAATCTCGCTTGCGCTTTCAAGGGCTTTTTGTTTCTCATGTTGAATTGCTAATTTTTCAAATTTATCAATATCCGTTGATGGTTTCGGATCGCTCAAATTCATTTTTTCTAGGTATTTGCCAAATTGTGTTGCTTTGTATTTATCACCGCTTATCATTGCTTTTAATACTTCTGTTATTTGCCAAGATCCAAAGGCGTGTAACGTTAAATCGTCCTTGTATTCGCTTTGTAAAGCCTCTTTTAATTCGTCCAATTGATCGAAAAACCACATATACGGCAAAGAATAAATATAGTGCAATGTCCACCCGTAACGGGCACACATTTTCTCTATTGCTTTGCGAACATTTTTTGCGCCAATTTCTGCGCTTTTTCGAAAAAAAGTTGGATATCCTCTTTTTCGCTTAGTTGTTCGATTAGATCCAATGGATAATCAAAGGGTTGTTTGTCGAATTCGTCTGGTGTCATTTCGGAAATGCTTGCTAATAAGTCTCGAATGTCCTTTTCTGCATACTGTAAAGCAGACGTAAAGAAAATTAAGCCTATTTGCTGATCATTCATATTTTCCTTGAGCAATTCCCCCGCACTCATTCCCATTTTCCCAATGATTGTTGCAACCTTTAATGTGTCCATCGTGTTTAAATCTCTCATTTTTAAATTCCTCCTTTAAATTAAAAAAACCTAACCCTTTGGGCTAGGCTTAGTTTGTATTTATTTTGGTAAGAAAATGCTCCAAGGTTCTTCCTCAACATTTGCAGGGTCATAATGTGCGGTGAAAGCTACCTCTAAAACCGCTTCCTCCCTGTCCTCAAATGCCATTTCAAAGCCACCGTCTGCCAATGCATTGTAGATCATGCAAATTATATTACGATCGGTTCCTTGGATCTTACCGACAATCGCAATATTTTTTAAGTAATCAATGTCCGTAACGTTTCGAATACGTTTTATTTCATCATGTGTTGGTGCTACTGGTGCAGGAATCTCCGTCGTGTCCGTGTAATTCGTTGCTGACGATCCCGCAATTGCTAATAATAAGTTTTCTGTTGATAGCTCTAAAAGATTTGTCGTTAATCGTGCGTTGCTTTCAACAACTCGACGTGCTCCTTTTGTAGCTCCACGGACAGAATCAATTTCCACTAATTTTATTTCCTGCTCAATAGCAAATGTAGAGCCTCCACGGGTTGCCCCTAAAAGTCTTTCTTCTGGCTCAAATAAATTAACGTATACCGCTCCTGCATCAATGACAAAACGTTCTACGCTTTCCGTTGTAAGTCCATTGGTCTTTTTAGGCATGGTGTTCCCTCCTGTTGTCGATTCTGTTAAGGTGATTTGTTTGGTATCACTTGCCGTAAAGTCATGGTAATTATCTTCTGTCACTAAATGGACATTATAAGTTTGTCCTATTGTTAATGCCGTTATGGTGACGGTATCGCTTAAATTAGCTTTAGCAATCCACCCTCTCCATACACCATTAACATAAACACTAGTCCCTAAATAGTCGGGTATATTTGGCTGATCGATTGTAACGGAAATTGTGCCGTTGTGATTATCAGAAATAACCCAATTCGTTATTTTAGGTGGAGGCAATAACCAAGATAAATCGCTACAACGATTATGATCAACTTGATTCCCCGCTGATGATATGCCCCAATCTGGACTGTCTGCGGTCACGGAATATTGCCACAAAACCCACTTGTCCCACCCTGCTAAATTTTGAGGTTGAACATTTCCCGTACTTCCCCCGTAATATTGGTCATACTCGGCAAGCCATAAAGGCATATCCGAAATTTCCGTTAATTGTTGGGTTGTTATTGCCATTTGTGAAGGATCTTGTAAAAAATAACGATTAGAGTAAAAACCTAGTCGCCTTCCCGTTTCGGCAAAAAAATAGTCTCTAAACGCTTTGACCCATACAATTAATTGTGCTCCTGTCATACCGCTTGTCTTGGGATATCCTGCCGTACTGGTTGGAATATAGGTATATTCTTCTATGTCAAGAAAGGGCGTTAAATCTCCTACTTTACCTTCTCCAAATGCTCCATATAATTTATCTATATATTGTTGTGCTTCACTTTGAGCGTGTGTAATAGCTTCTGCATCTGTCGGGAAATATCTTGGGCAACCAAAGTAATAAGATCCAATTAAAACATCATAGGTTAGTGCTTGTGCAACCCTAGCATTAAATGTTGTATCTCCTGCCCCGCTATGATCGCTTCCATATGCTCTAAGAATTATATACTCTGATTTGCTATATAAAAGGTTAGCATTTGTTATTGTCTGATAACTGGATATGTCCAGACCTTCAATGTCTAATGTATCTTTTCTTTGCACGGTTTCACCTACTTTAAAACGCTATAACGGCTTGTAAATAGCGTTCTGCGTTGTTTGCGCTCGTGTTGTCGTTATGTCCTGTTATAGTTGTGCCACCCGCATTAACCATAATTACTTTTGTAACTGTTTGACTTGTTGCCCAACTCTCCACATCTGCCATTGCATTGAAAGTCCATTCGCCTTTTCCTGCAAATTTGTAACATTGCACATAACAGACATTTTGACCGATACTACCTGTCCACTTTAACAACCATCCATTTTGACAATTATCTATTGGTTGGCTAGGTGTAATAACGTGCGCTTGTGTCATTTGCAAATTACCTGTCCATAAAATCGTACCATTCGGAACCGTACCAGACTTAAATACTGCTCCATTAATCGTCACTTCACTACCCATAATATCTAAAGGCTTAAAAGAATTTAAAGGTGCATTAGAGGACTGTAAAATATTTCTGTCAACTGTTGATAAAAAGGAAATTCCAGAATTTGTTGGTGTATTTTTAAAAATAGCATCCCCATCAACTGTAAAATCACCGTCAATTGTTCCACCTGTTTTATCAAATTTTTCGTCTAATTCTTCTTGCAACCCTGTTACTTCGCTAATTTGGTGGGAATGGGTTTCGGGTGTAAATGTTGCGGGCTTGTCTGTAATATCTCCCCATAAATGAGTGTGTTGCGTTGGATCGAATGTTGTTGGTTTCCCTTGGATGTCCACCCAATTATGATTGTGTGTTTCGGGTGGGAATGTTGTTGGTTTTCCTGTAATTTCAGTCCATCCGTGATTATGTGCATCTGGTGGAAAAGTTAAGGGCTTGCCTGTAATACTTGTATAAGTGTGGGTGTGGTTTGAATCGGCTTTATTGGTTAAGTCTGAATCATCGGCTTTTCCATCAAGTGCCGTTTGCAATCCTGTTACTTGATTGATTGGGTGTGAATGTGTTTCGGGTGGATATGAAACGGGTTTTCCTGTAATAGAATCAAAAGTATGTGTATGATTTAAATCGGCTTTATTGGTTAAATCAGTATCATTTGCTTTTTCATCTAAAACCATTTGTAAATCGGTTTGATTTGCAAGTACGCCTGTAATATCGCCCCATTGTGAAGGTTCGCTTGCTCCTCCTCCACCTTCACCTTTTAAGTTGTATCTTATATCGCCTTCCGCTTCCGTCAAGTATTCATCGTGCGTATGTTCGGATGGCGTATAAGTTGTCGGTGGATTACTAATATCATTCCAAACATGAGTATGAGGCGTACTAGGGAATGTCGTTGGCTTTGATAAAACATCGTTCCAATAAACAATACCCGAACCGCCTTCCCCGCCTATGCCAAATGGCAACCACTCATTATTTGTAAGATTGGAGGCAAAATACATTGATTTACCTAATGTATCTAAATAGGTTTGTCCTATATAAGTTGGCATAACAACACCATTTGGGCTTCCTTCTCCTAGCTCTGGTCTTAAATGAGCGTTTAGCATAATTTCGTGAAGGGCTTGCCAATCGTTTTGGCTTTCTAGTGTTTCATCATCTAAGATAGAATTAACAGATAAAAAACTAAAAGAATCGGTGGTACTTGCTATATCATTTTTTGTGATAATTAATTCACCTTGATGATTGCCCACTTCAACATATCCTTGATTTGTTAACACTAATTCGCATAAACCCTCTAAGGCGTTTGTAATAACACAATCTTGGAATACAGTTAATTTAGAAGGCTTTTCAATTGCTAGGCGTATTTCCGTGTTAGTTAAATCCACAACTTCCCCATTATCCAAAATAGTAAAAGCAAATTTAACTGAATTAAAATCGCTACCTTTTATTTGAATAGAGGGATTTCCTTCAACATTTTTCACTAAGTCAAGTGTTATATGAAAATCTTTGATGATATCTCCCACTTGTCATTCCTCCAATGTTTGAACAAATGAATTTCTCCAATGGTGTAAAGAAAAATCTATATTCCAATGTGTTATTTCGTCCGCTTCCGCTTCGTCTATTGGTCTATCTCCATTTAAATAGCAACGGATGAAAGCCCCGTCCTCGGGGTCTATTAAAATTTCTCGGTCAATTCTCAAAATGACCAAATTCCGAATATGTTCGGCTTGTACCGTGTCACCATCTGTAAAAATGTCAACGGTTAAGAGCGTTTCACGTTTCGCCCAATGATAAGATTCTCCAAAATCAAACTGTATAACGATATAAGGCTTTAATGTTTCATTGTCTGCCCAATGATCATAGATTGCCTTTTTTTCGGGATTTATTGTGCTATTGGCTAAAATGCTTTTTAATTCGGTATCGGTTTCTAAGGCGTTGTATAAGGTCGTAATTATACTCATTACATTAAACCTCTGAAATTTTCTAATACTTTGTTCTTGGAATTTTTAAAAGCAACTTTTAAATGTGGTCTAGGGGACATATTGCTTGTTCCATATTCCAACATTGGGGCATAAGGTAATGGATTTCCTACATATCCCGTTGCTCTAAATCCTTTTCCCAATACTTTATAGTTGTATTTTTGTCTTAAATCCCCAAGACGGATGGCAGGGGCTTCATTTGGTGCAGACGCAACATAAGTTCTTTTGGTTGCAGGAATCTTGTATGTGCGTCCGCTTCTAGTCCCTGTTAAAACTCTTTTTACTTCGTTGTTTATAGTGATTGCACTTTTGAGCATGGCTTTTTCGAAATTAATTGGTAACATGTGCGTTATCTGGGGCATTTGATTTTTTAAACTAAATTGAAAATTAGCCAATTTTTTCACCTACCGCCAATATATTTATAAAAGAACCTTCGTCAATAATTTCTTCAATCTCAAATTTTGTTTCTCTCGCATAAAGCACACATTTTCTAGTAATACGACTATCTTTTCTCATTATTATTCGTGTATTGGTTCTCATTTCGTCTTGTCTATACTCAACAATATTTCGTGCGCTTTGTTCCTCGATAGATCCCCAAAATGTCCCTATTTCCACTTCTCGACGTTGAAAACCGCCCCGTCCATTGTCGATTTTGTTGATATGCACAACTTTTATACGGTCTTTCATTTGTCCAATCATGTTCCAACCAACCTTTTATATGGTGCAAGTAATCTCATGCAATTTAAGGGCATTGTTATTACTTGATCGCCTCTATTTTCATAAAGAAAGGCAATAAATATCAAACAAGCCGTTTTAACATCAAAAGGAATCGGTATATTTACCAATTCCCCCATTTGATCGACTTCTGTAAAGTCGTTTTGCATGAAATTAAATGCTTGGTGTATTACACCCTCTTTTAATTGAGTTAAAAGGTCATTGTCTAAATCATGTTCGACTTTGAGCCAATTCTTAATTTGGATCATTGTTATTTGCTCGTTTGGGTCGGTCATGAGTCGTTCAATAAAAGACATTTAAATTCACCTTCTTTATTCTGTTGGTGTTGTTGCTCCTTCGTCCTCTGTTGGTGGCGTTGGGTTTACCTCATGTTCTGCGTTTACTTCCGTACTACGTCGGTTAATAATCTTTTCTCGATCATTACCTAATACGTTGGACATTTCCGTCATGTTTTCCGCTTTAATAAGCTTATCTAATTCCGATCCAAGCTCTGGTGAAAATTCTTCGTCAAAGCCATGTTGTTTTAATGCTTCCGCTTTCGCTTCTGTTGCGCTCATGTTTTGAACGTCTTCGAAATAACGGGCTTTGTCTGCAATGGATTGTAAATTGATGATAGCCATTATTTACGCTCCTTATTTTCTCTTTGGTTGTTGTCCTCTTTGCGTCCTCGGTCGTCTACACGTCCGCTTGTGTATTGATTTGCTCCCTCGGGATTGTGGTTTCCCCCTCTAGCGTCTTTTTGTTCAGACGGCTTAATTTCTGGTGTTTGATCCTCTGCAAATTCTGTATCTTGTTGCGGTTGATTAGGTTCATTTGGATTTTTTGCCATGATTTTTATTCCTCCATATTTTCGATTTGATTTGCCGTTTGATGGGCAAGGATAGCAAAAATTAATTCGCTTTTTGACATTTTCGTATAACCACTAACGCCTTTATTCTTTGCAATTTTCTTTAAATCAGTAACATTTTTTTCTTGCAATTCCGATTCTATATAAAACTTTTCAACGTCTGCCATTGGATCAACTTCAATTGGTGCCCCATCTACTTTAATTTGTGCAATATCGCTTGGCGCTTGCGATTCTTCATAAGTAGACGCTAAACCGTTTCTTATATAAATTTCTGCATCCGCTTCATTTGCCGTAAAGGTTTCGTGTTGTCTGATTAACTTTGCCCCTCTAGGCGAAAAGCTTTGTAAAGCCGTCAATTTCATTTTGAAAACCTCCTAATGTGTTTGACTTACCCAAACGAAAAGAGGGCTTTATTTGCCCCCTTCGTTTGTCTATGCTATATAGTTTGTTTCATTATGTCGGTTTTAATTTACGCTAATGGTGTAAAGTCGCCTTTTACGAATGATTCTGGGCGATAAACCGTTAATGCTAGACGTTCTTCGGCAAGAATCGCCAACATATTTTTCGCAAAATAATCCGCATGGTGTTCAGATACACGAACATTTGCTTGTTCTCTATCCCATAATTGAGCACCTAAACCAAAGCCACCCAATAAGAATTCGCTTTGTACTAATGCCGTACTTTGTACTACTGGCACTCTCCATAAACGTTGCGCTCCACCATCCGTAACGCTTACCCAAATATAATGACCGTCCGAACCTTTAGAAAGCTCGATTGCTTCCCAATCAGTCGGGTGTAAAACGATTCCCGTTGCAGGGTATCCCGCTAATACTGATTTTGTAATGGCTGATCTAATCCAATCGATCATAGACGTTGCGTCTGTTGGTCGTTGTCCTTGGTTTTGAATATTGGCGTTTGTCATGATCCCTGCCATATTATCACCAACACCCGAGCCGTATAAAATTTGACTTTCTTCTGTTAATTGCAATCCATATGTTAAACGATTATCAACATATGAGCGCAATTGTGGTGCATCGCTGATAATTTGGCGTGTTGCAGGAATCCAATGAGCAATAGTCTTAACGCTTGCCGTTTCAATATCAAATGTTAAATCTGATTGAGGTTTTAAGCTTTTTTCTGGTGCAATTGCAGAAGCATTAGTAAAGCCTGTCTCTACAATGTACTCAATCGCATTTGACGTTGTTGGTTGAGCGTTCAATAGTGTTCTCATTGTCATTGGCTTGTCTGGATCTGCAAATACACCGCCAATACGTGTTGTCCCTGTTAATAATCCCCCGTTTGCGTCAACGGAATCCAAGTCTTTTGTTTGTAGTGTAAAGAATGATTTTAACTCTTGACGTGCGTTCATTGTTTGACCCATGTTTTTATAAGAATCTGACTCAATTAATAATTCTCCTGCGGTCTTGTATTCTGCTCCATTACCGCCAAGGTCTGGACGATTGAATTTCGTTTCAACTTCTTTAAATTTTTTCGAAAGCTCTACAAATTCCGCTTCGTGGTTTTCTAACTTTTTCTCAACGGCTTTAATTCCGTCTGCGGTTGTATCGTTTGTTTCTCCATATGTTCGAATCTGGTCGGCTTGCGTATCTAATAAGCCTTTTAGCTCTTTCCAAGAATCCGAAAAGTCTTTTTGTAATTTGTCAAGTGTTACTTTTTCTTCTGCAAAGAATTGAATATTTAAAGGTAACAATTTCGTTACTGGTTTTTTATAATGGAAATTCATTTTGATATTCCTCCTGTTGTATATTTTTTAATATCGGCTAATGCTTCTTCAATGAGTGAAAGATTTTTCGGCTCATTATCTTCATTGCCTTGTACTTGACTTAAAATACCTTGTAATGTTTCAATTGCGCTCTTTAGGGCTTGTACGTTTTGTTTGTTCAACGCTCGCCCCTCTTTGAAATAGTGTGCCAAATTAGGGTTTGAAAATTCTTTAATCAAGCTATTAAAGTGGGTTTTTACGCTTAATATGTCCGCTCCTGTGTTCATTGGAAAAGTCACGGGGCTAAATTCATATAAAACAAGCTCTTTTAAGTATCTGACTTGTCCGTCTTCGCTTATATCGTCTTTTACCACGTCATAACCAATGGACATTTTATCGACAACCCCATCTTTCATAAGCTCTATTGCTTCGTCGCCTAATGAGGTTTTCGATATCTTCCCTTGGATGAAAAGACCCTTTGAATCTTCTTCCATATGGCTAGGCAATCCAATTGGTTTCGTGTAATCGTGTTGCCATAAAATCTTAATATCATTTTTGGGGAATCTTTCGGCAATTGTCTTTTTGAAAGCTCCCTTTTCGATCTTGTCTAGCCCTAAATCTAAATCCCAAGTTGAGGCATAGCCTTCAAATGTTCTTTTATCGGAATTGGCTTTAAACTCAAAACCAAGATTTTTCGTTAACATGATTAACCCTCCTTATAGGTCTTCATCTTCAAAATGGTGTAGGATCACACAACGGCAATTAATGTTATTTGCCCCGCCTTCGGTGTTTGTATATTCCCCTGCGTATAGCAAGCCGTTTCCAAATGCTTCACCTAGTTTCGCTCTGGTGCCGTGCAATTGTGCGTGGCTATCCCGAACCCTTGAATCTAAACTAGTCCACCATTCACCAATAAGGGTTTGACCTAAAAAGTCTTGAGCTTGTTTCCCTGCCTCGAATTGCGAAAAGCCTACTGCGTTTTGCGTTTCTGTTCTAGCTATTCGATAAGCTCTATATCTTGAAAAGTCTTGGAATTCATTTTTGATGGCTCTAGCCGTTTCGTCCATCGTCCAATTGTTTTCCTTTGCGTCCAAAATAATTGCCCCAATGACTTGTCTTGTCCAATCAGTAACCATTGTTACTTTTGTTCCTGCAAGTTCTACAATGTAAGCTTGTAAAACCTCGTCATAAGGGTTGAATGCGTCTTCTGGTATGTCTTCTATATCATCGTCTTTGGTTTTAAATTTGCTCGGGTTTTTACTCTTAACTAAATTCCCGAAATGCTCCCGCCCTACTTGATCCAAAATTGAGGAATAGGATTTAACTAAAAACGTTTCCCATTTCTTCTTATTTTTTTCTAGGGCTTTTTGCCA